GAAGAATTTCAGCAGGATATTTATGATCGAATGCGCTCTATTTTTGGCAAAACAGATAGAATTCTAGTAACCGTCGGCGCAGGTGGTGGTACAGGTGGCGGTTCATGTAAGACTCTTGTCGAGGTTGCAAAAAAATATTTACGTTATATGGGTTGTGATAATGTTGAACAAAAGGTTGGTGTTATTATTGCTTTACCAACCGCAGGTGAAAGCGCCTCAACAACAGTTTCTGCAAATGCTAAAAAGTTGCTTGAGGATTTGACAGAAATGGCAGAAAACAAAGAGATCTCTCCTTTGTTGATGATAGATAATGATAAAATTAAAAAACTATATCCTGGGTTGACAGTTAAAAAATTCTGGCCAACTGTTAATTCAACAATTGCAGGATTGTATCATACGTTTAATGTTATAACAACACATTCTTCGGCATATTCATCATTTGATCCTGCAGATTATGATACCGTATTATCATCTCATGGTTGTATGATTATGGGTGTTACAAACGTAAAAGATTATTCATCAGGTACGGAGATTAGTAAGGCACTTAAAACTAACCTACAAAAAACATTACTAGCAGGTGGATTCGATTTATCAACCGCAAAATCTGTTGGCGTGGTTGTTGTTGGTGGTAGCGATGTATTTGAAGAAGCGGCAGGATTAATGGACGCAATTGAATATGGCTTTGATACCGTTGCAAACCTTGTTGGAAATGCTTTGGTACATAGGGGAATATATGAAATGGGCAAAGGTAAACTAAGGGTTTACACAATCATTAACGGCCTCGCAACTCCAACCGAAAGATTAAAAGAGCTTGAAAGATTTCGTAAATAATTTATAAATTACACAACCAATGTATTAATTTATAAAATGAGTTACATTCTTGGGCTTGATGTATCTACAAGTATTATTGGATATACTATAATAAATAGCGATCAAGCCGTTATTGAGATTGATCATATTGATCTAAGAAAACTAAAAGATTTATGGGAAAAAGCAGATTATGCAAGAAATCGGCTTAAAGATATTATTGCTAAACATGATATTACTAGTACATATATAGAAGAATCGTTACAAGTGTTTCGTAGTGGTTTTTCTAGTGCACATACATTAAGTACATTATCAAAGTTTAATGGATTAATGTTTTATTTTACTCGGGAATATACCGGATTTAATCCTATAAGTGTGTCAGCCTCTTCTGCGCGAAAATTGTGTGGTATAAAAATAAAAAAAGGTACAAAAGCAAAAATTCAGGCATTTGAATGGGTAACGCAAGAACTACAGATGACGTGGCCATTAACCAGACATGGCAACGTACAACAGTATTGTTATGATAGATCTGATTCTTACGTAATTGCTCGAGCTGGGCGCGCCCTTCAACTGAAAACAATTAATGATGAACCTATCAAGTAAAATAATTTTTATTAAAAAAGTTTTTGGTATAGGTGATATAGATAATGGACGGCTTAATATTTCGGTTAAATGTCCAAACTGCTCAAATAGGGAAAATCAGATATTTAAGAAAAAATTAGTAATTAGACTAGATAATAATGTATATCATTGCTGGGTTTGCGGAATCAAAGGAAGAAATCTTGCAACATTATTAAAAAAGTACAAAAAAGAGCATCTTAAAGAATACCTTACTAAATTTTCAAAACAAAAAAACTTTAATATAAACGTTAAAATTGATGATGTTAATGATGTTGAATTACCGCAAGGATTTAAGTTATTATCGAACATACAATACCCAAGTAATTATGAGCGCCACGCGATAAAATATATATACTCTAGGGGTCTTTCTCATCGCGATTTATGGTATTTTAAATTTGGAATTTCTGCTGATAAAAAATACTATAAAAGAATTATTATGCCATCATTTAGTGAAGATGGTAAAATAAATTATTTTGTTACGAGAACTTGGGATAAAAACAATATAATAAAATACATTAATTGTCCTATTAACAAACAGAATATTGTATTTAATGACGTTAATATTAATTGGAACAATGAATTAACTATTGTTGAAGGTCCTTTTGATTTGGTGAAAGCAACACAAAATTCAACATGTTTACTCGGTAGTAGTCTAAGCGAACAATCAATGTTGTTTCAGAAGATTGTTCAAAATAATACAAATATTAATTTAATGCTTGATAAAGATGCAAACAAAAAAATGTTTAATATTGCAAACAAGTTTATTAAATATAATGTTAACGTTAATGTTGTTACGCTACAATCGGATAAAGATCCAGGAGATATGTCAAAAAAAGAATTTATTGATTATTTAGATACCAAAGTACTCTGGAGTAAACATCAAAACATAATGCAAACAATTGATTTAATTTAGATTTAATGTTTGCATTTGTACATATGATACAAATAATATAAAATTTGTAAATAGACTTATATGTTAAGAATTGCACACATAGCCGATATACATTATAGAGGTATAAAACGACATAAAGAATATCGCGACACGTTTACTGAATTTTTTGATAAATGCAAAAAACTTAATACTGATTATATAATCATTGGTGGTGATATATTTCATACAAAAACGCAAGGTATTACTCCTGAAGTAATTGATGAACTAATATGGTTTTTTACTGAATGTTCAAACGTATGTGATACATATGTCTTGTTAGGAAATCATGATGGTAACTTAAAAAATCTATCTCGTCAAGATGCAATTTCGCCAATTATTAATGCGCTAAACAAAGATAATATTCATTTATTAAAAAAGACATCTACGGTTGATATTCAGGAAAATGTTAAAATTCATGCATTTAGTTGTTTTGATACAAAATCATGGAAAAAAATAATCCCAGATAATAATGCTATTAATATTGCATTGTTTCATGGCTGTGTTGGTAATGCAATTTCTGATACAGGATTTGAACTAGACCCAGACGTTGATATAACATTTTTCGATGGCCATGATTATGTTTTACTAGGTGATATTCACAAACATCAATTTTTAACAGCCGATAAAAGAATTGCATACCCTGGTAGTCCTATTCCACAGAATTATAGTGAAATCGATAAAAAAGGTTTTCTGTTTTGGGAAATAGAAAATAAAAAACAATTTAATGTGACGTTTCACGAACTAACAAGTTCATTTCCTTTTGTTACACTGCCGTGGCAAAATTCTGTAAAAGATACTCTAGCCCTCGCGCATAATCATAAAAACGGCGCACGATTTAGGATTAGTAGTGATTATCCTTTAACTTTTGTCGAAATTAAGCAATTACATTCTGAATTAAAATTAAAAAAACAAGCATCTGAAATTGTTTGGAAAATAAACAAAGAGATTAACAGAGGCGAGCTTTTATTAACAAAAACAAATAAAATAAAAGATTTACGTAATTATAGTACACAAATTGAATTATTAAATGATTTTAATAAAAACGTGCAACTAACAAATATACAACATGATTTATTAAGTGAGTATGTTAAAAAATATGTTGACATAGCAGTAAAGCAAGATGATCTCCCACGAAATGTTAAATGGGCTTTGAAAAAAATAAAATTTGACAATACATTTAAATATGGTAAAAATAATATTATTGATTTTAATAAGCTATCAGGAATTACAGGTATTTTTGCCAACAACAGAAGCGGAAAATCATCCATTATCGGTACAATAATGTACGGCCTGTATAATACAACTGACCGTGGCTCATTAAAAAATATTGACATTATAAATGTAAGAAAAGCGTATTGTAATGTAGAAATTGAATTATCGATTAATGATAAAGATTACATTGTCGAAAGACGAACAACAAGAAAACAAAACAAAAAACAACAAACAGAACATGCCACTACTGATTTGACGTTTTGTCAAAAACTATCCGACGGAACAACTAAGAACTTAAATGGACTTCAGAGAAGTGATACCGATAAACAGATTAGGGCTCTTATTGGCGATCCTGAACATTTTTTAATAACATCATTATCTTCGCAGGGAGATATGAACAGATTTATTTATGAAGGCGCCACGTATCGCAAAACAATTCTAGCAAAATTCTTAGGTCTGGATATTTTTGAAGATTTATATTCTTTAGTTAAAGAAGACTCAGAAGATCTAAAATATGAACTTAAAAAGTTTGCTGGTCGTGATTGGGATATATTAATTGATGATCTCAAAAAAGACGAACTAGAAAACAATAAAATTATTGATGCAGAACAAACTATATTACAAGATCTCCGCGAAAAACACAATAAACTTAGTGTTGAGTTAGCACAGCTTCAATTGGGTGATATAATTGTTTCACAAGAAGATGTCGTCAATCAACAACAGATTGTTGATGAATTTGTTACAAAAACTATTAAATTAACAAAATTAATATCCGATACACGCAGCAAACAAACAACCACAAATAAACATTTAAATGTTAGTATTGAACAAAAAAAATTAATTAATATTGATGAACTAAATAATAAACTTGATAAAAAAACTGGACTTGAAAAATTAATTTCTAATTTAAGACAAAAATTAAGCTATGAAAAAAATATATTATTAGATAAGCAAAGTTCTATTAAAATTTTAAATGATATTCCATGTGGCATAAAATATCCAGAATGTGTTTTTATAAAAAATTCTCACAAAGATAAAAGGCAAATCCCTAAACAAGAAAAAATTATAAAGTTATTAATTAATGATATTGACAACAGTGTTTCAATATTGCATGATTATATCGAAGAACATATTGAAGCAAACATTAAAAAACATGACAAGCTTATCGAGCAAGAAAAAGAAATATCATTTCTATTGACAGAGCTTCGTTTGACACAACAGCGCTATGAACATGAGCTAGACGTTTTAAATATAGATCATGATAAAGAAAAAATAATCTTAAAAGAACTCAAAAAGAAAAGTCAGAATCTTAAAAATGTTTCTAAGGTTATTTCGTTAAAACAAAATATTAAAACAATTAAAGATAAGATTAATAAATCAGAAATAAAATTACTAAATAGTTCTACAAATGCAAAAATAGCAACCGAAAAAATTAATCAACTTATTATTGAAAAACAAGATTATTTTCATAAAAAAAATCAATGGAAAATATTTGAAGTTTTATTAAATGCATACTCAAAAAAAGGCATTCCGGCACAAGTTATTTCTAGCCAGTTACCACTGATCAATCAAGAGATTACAAACATCTTGCACGGTACTTGTGATTTTACCGTAGCGCTTGAACTAAAAGAGGAATCCAATAATATTGAACTGTATATAGATTATGGTGATTCAAAACGTAAAATTGAAACCGCTAGTGGTATGGAAAAATCAATTAGTTCGCTCGCTCTTCGTGTTGCACTACTTAATATATCATCCTTACCTAAAACGAATATGTTTATAATTGATGAAGGTTTTGGCGTATTAGATGAAAATAATCTAGAAGCATGCAACAGGTTTTTGGTATCATTAAAACGCTTTTTTAAGAGTATTATTTTAATTTCTCATATTGATAGTGTAAAAGATACTGTAGATAATTTATTAGAAATAGCAGGCTCCGGCACCAACTCTAAGATAGTACATGAATGATAACAAAAATAATCATTGGTTTACGTTTGATAAATCTAGAACTGCCCGCCACCACAAGTCAGGATTTTTAATTATTAAATCAAAACATGCATCAACAATACCATTTGAATGTCCTATATGTAGTTTAATCATGAGAAATAATAAGGATGTTACATGTTATCATGAATATAAATCTTGTTTTGCATGCGCAACATATTTAATTATTCCAAATACAAAACGTTGGAATGATGGATGGCGACCAACAAAACAACAAATTAAAAAATATATTAAAAATATACGTAATAATTATTAACTGGAGAATTTATAATGGACTTTATGGAAATCAATTTACTAGGTCAGGCAATCAATGATACTTGGGGAAGATCATCTACAAATAAATCACATACAATGTCTACTAAGGCATCATTTGCAGGCTCAGAATTAACTGTCAAATACCTTGTCGTTGTTAACCTGGGATCAGTACACGAAGCAGAACAGGCAACAAAGAAAAACAAAGAAGACGGATTTAAGGTTATTGAACAATATATACAAGAACTAAAGAAAAACTTTAAGGAATTATCTGGTGAAAAATCATTAAAACTTAAGCAAAAAGATGATGATGATTCGCTTGAAATAATTAGTATGTCACCACATAATCCACGAAAAACAGCGTACTATAGATTGAATATTGTATTTGATGCACATGTGTAATGTCAATAAATACAAAACAGGCCCAAGTACAAGAGATTATTAAATGTGGAAAAGATCCATTATTTTTTATTAATCGCTATTGCAAAATACAACATCCTATAAAAGGATTGGTACCTTTTAATACGTATGATTTTCAAGATGATTGTATAAAAAATTTCTTAGATCATAGATTTAATATTATCTTAAAGTCTAGACAATTAGGCATTTCTACTATTACTGCTGCATATGCCGCTTGGTTGGCATTATTTCATAAAGACAAGCAGATACTTGTTATTGCAACCAAAAGAACTACTGCTGTTAACTTTATTAAAAAGGTTAAAGTTATAATAACAAAAATGCCGAAATGGCTGATGTTATCAGAAATGGTTACAAACAATACGCAAGGCGTTGAATTTGCAAACGGATCATCCGTTAAAGCTATTCCGACTTCTGATGATGCAGGTCGCTCTGAAGCCCTTTCATTATTGATTATTGATGAGGCGGCATTTATTAAAAACTTTGACGATCTATGGGCAGGATTGTATCCTACATTATCTACGGGTGGCCGAACAATATTATTGTCAACACCAAATGGCGTTGGTGGGCAATATTATAAATTATATACTGACGCTGAAGCAGAATTAAATAGGTTTCATGCGCATAAATTACCGTGGTATGTTCATCCTGATCGCGATGAAAAATGGTTTGAAAATGAATGTAAGCAACTTAGTAAACGCAAAGTAGCTCAGGAATTGTTATGCGATTTCACATCATCAGGTGAAACATTTATTACGAATGATGATCTTGAATATATACATGCGTTAATTAAAAACCCAATAGATCGTTGGGGCCATGATAAAAATATTTGGGTTTGGCAATACCCATTAAAAGAACACAACTATATTATTTCTGCTGATGTTGCAAGAGGCGACTCAAGAGATTTTTCGGCGTTTCATGTTATTGATACGGATACGTGTGAAGTTGTTGCAGAATATAAAGGTAAGATTCCGCCAGATCGTTTTGGTGAAATGTTATTAGAGGCAGGCCAAAGATATGAAACCGCGTTAATTTGTCCTGAAAATAATTCATTTGGTTATGCAACATGCACAAAGTTACAGGAGCTGGGATATCCTAGACTATATTATACAGGAACTAGAGCAACATATATTGTAGAATATATTCCACAACATGATAATAAGGTACCAGGATTTAATACAAACGGCAAAACCCGCGTTCAAATATTATCAAAATTAGAAGAGGTTATTAGGAATAAAACATTAAAAATATATTCAAGCCGTACATATGAAGAGCTTAAAACGTTTATGTGGACAGGTACAAAGCCACAGGCAATGAAAGGGTTTAACGATGATCTGGTAATAAGCTTGGCCATTGGCTCGTGGTTGTTTGATGCATCAGGTGATTATAGTAATCATACAGGCGTTCTAAATGACAGTATGCTTAAGGCAATGTCCGTTTCATCAAAATCATATACTAGTCAACATAATGTTTCTGATAAACCTGACGTAAAAATAGTTAATCCATTTTCAACCAGCAACAACAGCAATAACGTTACTAAAAAACATAATAATGAACATGATCTTTATAAATGGCTATTATAAATAAAAAAAAACAACATAAAGCAATTATAAAGTGGGCTTTAAAAAATCCTGAACAATTAACAAACTTTATTGAAAAATTGTTAATTAGTTTTGAAGTAGATGAAATATCACAAAAAATATTAGATAAAAAATATAATAAAAAAAATTAGTATTTAATTTTTAATATATTTAATTGTATATTTAATAAACTATATATAACTAATATTATAATCACTCTTGAGTAAATAAAAAATTATAATGAAAAACAGTAATGAAAACTTCTTTTCGCGATTAACAAGGCTTTTTAAGTCAGGACCTATTGTCAAACGAAAGGTACAAAATCATAAATCGCCGAGTACCGCGAAAGTTATGGATAACTTTCGAAAAGCTAATAACGATATATACAATAACGCAATTAGTGATTACGGCTCCTATGATAGAATGAGTAGATATTCTGATTTTAGTGAAATGGAATATACTCCGGAGATCGCTGCGGCTCTTGATATATATGCCGATGAAACAGTTAGTACTGACGATAAAGGTACATCATTACATATATTTTCAGAAAATTTTAAAATTAAAAAATTACTTGAAGAACTTTTTTATGATACATTAAATATTGAATTTAATCTCCGCGGATGGATTAGAAATTTATGTAAGTATGGTGACTTCTTTCTGTTTAATGATGTACACCCAGATTATGGCGTAATGAATGCGCATCCAATACCTGTTAATGAATTAAATCGTGAAGAAGGATATGATCCTGATGATCTTGCTGCTGTTCGTTATCGTTGGATAACAAATGGTAATGCCGTGCTTGAAAATTGGCAAGTAACACACATGAGATTATTAGGTAATGATGCATTTTTACCTTATGGTTCATCTATTATTGAGCCTGCCAGAAGGATTTGGCGTCAACTAGTATTAATTGAAGATGCAATGCTAGTATATCGTGTTGTAAGATCTCCAGAACGCCGCGTTTTTTATATTGATGTCGGCGCTGTTCCACCTGAAGATATACCAAATTATATGGAGCAAGCAAAATCAACGTTAAGGGCAAAC